TCTCCTGCAAAAAAGGAAAGGTTTGACCCCACTGAGTTTGTAAACAGGGGTAGAAAATCAACGGATGGCGGAAATGATGGATTTATTAACGGGGAAGCGCGGCGTGTGGCTTGAAGTCCATGCAGGACTCGGAATCAGCCTCATGGATCACCTCTACAACCGCATGGAGGGGATGTATCCGCAGCGCTGGAAAGCGAACTTCCCGAGCGCGACAAGCATCCAGAACTGGCGCGAATCGTGGGCTGAGGCATTCGAGGATGAGCGCATCACGCCGCAAGACATCGCGGCAGGACTCAAGGCTTGCAGGAAAAGGCATGATTGGCCGCCAAGCCTTCCCGAATTCATCAGGGCATGCAAGCCGCCTGTTGATTACGAAACCTTGTTTTCTGGCGCCGCAGTAAGCGTTTCAACGGGGAAGTGGGAAAACAGGCTGGCGTATTGGGCCACTCAATCTGTCGGATCGTTTGAGGTGCGAAACGAGCCGTACGTGAGGATGAAAACCAGATGGACGAAGGCGATTGATGAATTACTGGAAGATGGCGAATTGCCTGAAATACCACCTGGCCGAGAGGCGTTACCGGCCCCAGGGAAACAATCAATCAGCAAGGAAGAAGCTGCTATGCGTGTGAATGAGTTGGGCCTCGATCCAAAACGTAAAGAGCCGAAAGCATGGGCAAGGATGATTCTTGAATCGCCAGCCGTGTACCCTGCAATCTCGATAGCGTTCGCAAAACAAGCATTGGGGGTATCAGCATAATGGCAGTCTCTGGGGATGAACAACAAAACTATGCGAACCTTGTCGTCCAGGTGCTGGTTATAGCTATCGACGATTACGAGAAATTTAAGGACTCAAAAAAAGGTAGCACAGAATACAATGCATGGGAAGATGCAGACTCATGGATAAACCACGACGGGAACGAACCATGGTCGTTCAAGTGGTGCTGTGAGGTAGTTGGGTATGACTACCAGGAAATCCGTAACGGGATAAGCAGACGCGATAGAAAGCACTCGATCACATATGGATTCAACAATTTCCGCAAATTGCCAAGCGTCAGGGATATTTATTGAAATGAACGCCGACGAACAACAACACCAGGTAGAAACGTCCGATCCATTGCAACCAGGCCAACACACTGATCCGCTGCTGGCTCTTCGTGGATCAAGGTATGGAGCATTCGCGGACAACGCAAAATTGTCTCAAGCACTCAAGGCAGTAATGAGAAGCGGGCCGAATTGGGAATCGCTGGATGCCGACATGAAAGAGGCACTGGAAATGAATGCGCACAAGATCAGCAGAATCTTGTGCGGCGACCCTAATTATGACGATTCGTGGGTGGATATTGCAGGATATGCAACCCGCGTGGCAGACAGATTGAGGTCTTAACGTGGGAAACGAAACCATCATCCACGAGCCGGCCTGCGAGGTAATCACCGATCCAGAGTTGGCGAGTGCCGCATTCAGAAAGGTATGGGATGCCGCAACCGACGCGCTGGATGATGGCATGGCCGGTGAATTGACTTGGACGCCGAAGAAGCGCACCAGAAGCCTTGAGGCAAATTCCTGTATGTGGGCGCATCTTACAGATTTATCTCGACAAGTGAACTGGTACGGGCATAAGCTATCGCCGGATGACTGGAAGGAAGTCATTAGCGCGGGTCTGAGAACTCAGCGTGTCGTTCCTGGAATTGATGGCGGATTCGTATCCATCGGAGTTAGGACATCGAAAATGTCTGTGAAAGAGATGTCGGCCATGATCGAGCTATGCGTGGCCTTCGGTGCGCAGCATGGGGTTAGGTTTACGGCGCCGAAATGGACGTACGAATGAGGCAGAAAAAATGCTCGGTCTGCCGAGAACAATTCCAGCCAGTCAGGCCATTGCAATCAGTGTGCGGTTTACAGTGCGCCGTTATAGCGGCAGAATCTGCCAAAGCGAAGCAGGTTCGCAAGGAATACAGATCGGCAAAACAGAAGATGAAAAGCCGCGCCGATTGGCTTAGAGAAGCACAGGCCGCATTCAACCGTTATATTCGCCTGCGCGATCACGACAAGCCTTGCATATCATGCGGCAGGCAACATCAGGGCCAATGGCACGCAGGACACTATCGCAGCGTAGGGGCATGCCCTGAGCTAAGGTTCGAGGAGGCTAACGTACATAAGCAGTGTGCGCCCTGCAACGACCACCTCAGCGGAAATATTGTCGAGTACCGTAGAGGCTTGATTGAGCGCATCGGAATTGATCAAGTGGAATGGCTGGAAGGTAATCATGAGGCCAAGAAATACACCATCGAGGAAATCAGGGCCATCAAAGCGGAGTACACACACAAATCGAAGGAGTTAATGAAATGATTGATGATAATGAATTAAAGATGCTTTTCTGCAAAACCTGTGCTTCTGATCCTTTTGGAGATGGATGGACTGAGATTGTTAAGTTCGGTCGAGCCGTTGCTATTGCCACACTTGAAGATGCGGCGACGTTGATCGAGCTTGAATATGCGCCAGACAAAAGGGCATATGACAGGCTAAAGCAAATTGCGCAGCATGTGCGGAACATGACGGCGCTAAACGATTCAGGATGCCCCGGTGGAAAATGTACTGACCCTGCGCATGATTGCTTTGGGTATGGGTGTATTGATGGATAACGCCTGAATTCAGCGAGCGCCGAAGGCGTCCGCTGCAATGACGGGTTAGGGGTTTGGTAACTACGAAGAGAGCGTTTTCGATGTACATATTCACGCGGGGAAGTTTTGTGTACCACGAAATTAGAGATGGCATGAAGACGTGGTGCGGCAACTACGCCAACAACTTTAACCATTTCAGGCCGGAGACGCAGAAAATTGTTGGAGTGCCGCCTGTCGGTCTGGATTTGTGCCAGAACTGCGCCAAAGTAAAGGCGCGCCCGTGGATTGGCGATGCCCGCAGAAAGCGGCAGGCCGTATGGGATAGCGCAACACCTAACGCGGAATAGACACCAGAAAATGGTAATAAAAACTGAAAGCGACTTGGGTGACGTTCAGAAGATGTGGTTTCAGCGCACTCAGGCGCCCGAAGTAATCGAGCGACCAAGCTGCTACAACCGACCAGCATTCGCGCGCATTATTTACTCCGAAGAGTTTCGGGACAAGTGGTACAAATTCCGCCAGACGCGCGACTGTCCGCACTGGAAACCTGGCGGAAATGCCCATGTGCGGAAAATGTGCGACTCTGCCGGCGGGAAGACGACACCATGGCACGCATGTAGTGGATGCAGGTGGAAGCCATGAGAGAAAAAAGCCACGCGCTGCCAGCGGTGTGTTACGGCGATCCGGCGATCGCGTATGAGCGCAAGGAAGCATCTACATGCAAGGGCTGTATCCATGTCGGAAAAGCATTAGGCAGGATGTACTGCACAAAAGGGATGAAGACCTATCCGGCCAGGTGCAAAAATCATTACCGGCAGGGAGAACGATCATGAAGTGGACGCGCATCGGGCCGACTGCGTGGGAATCTGGAAAATACCGTATCGCGGCGGCAAAGGTCGGCGAGCAACATAGATATACGCTATTCGAGCACGCGACAAGAGACCGGATCAGGATCGGAACTTTCGACTCACCAGAATCGGCAAGGAAAGAAGCAGAAAAAAGGGGATGCGAATGAAATTCCGAAGTGTAGAGCACGCCCTTAGCTGGGCGTTTCGGGTGGAAACCACGGCGATCGTAAAAACATCATCGGTTTCAAAGGCGATGATGGGCGGCGGTGGAATGTCGCACGGAGCGCTTACATCGCATGACAGGCACGCCTACGCCGCCATGATTATAGATCAAGCATCGAGAGCGACAGACAATCCGAGCATGGCGCTGCTGAGAGCGCTATACGGAGTGGCAGACGCGGAGGATGTTCGCGCCTTCCTTGTGCCGATTGTCGTTGCGACGCTACCTACAGGGACACACTCGCGCCGCGCCATCGAGGATATCATCAACGCCTATTGCGGGCGCAATCGCGGCGTGGAGGAGTTGCGCCGATCACTGCAATGTCGGAAATCGACAGCGCTGGAGACGCGGCGCGGCGCGTACAGGGCGCTCGATGAGGTGCTGGAGCGTGCGGTTGCAAGGATTAGAGACGCCGCTCCATATCTACTTGCTAACTAGATTGGCGGCGCGACGGATGCCGAGCGACAAGTCGCCATCACCATAGGCGCGCAACTTCTCGGCGCTTTCGTCGTCGATGTTTATGTTGCGGCGCTTGAGGCACTTAGCGCCGTCAGCGGACTTTCGGCCTTGTCCACGCCCAGGGCCGCCGTGCCCTAGGCGTGGTTGCTTACTCATGGACATTTTTTCTACTCATCATTCAGACTATCTCCACCTGAACGGCTTGTTGCTCCCAGAACGTCGTTGCTTGATGGCTCTCGATCCGATCCCGCATCACTAGAGCCCGACATTCTTTTGTTGTTGGCTGGTATGTGCCGCGCCAGGCTGAATCAATCCCCACGTTTCGCGCAATGTTGGTACTGTCTGCGCTACTAAGTGGCAGCCTCGAAAACACATCAGGGTTTAACATCCGCAATCCATGCAACTTGGTAATCGGGTTACCGTTTTTGTCGCAAACAGCATTCATTGCTTCGGCAATTCGGCCCCACCATTTATCATTTCCGACCGTGGCGTACTTCCCACTGCTGCCGAGACATACCCGCTGCCACTCCAGCGCAAGGCGCTGGAGCCTATCAATAGATTCGTGCATGTGCCAGACAGGGGCGCCGATCCACCCGCCCTTTGCCGATCCCCGCCAAGGCCATTCAGCCACGAGTGCATCATTGGCTTGTTCATCGCCGTCTATAATGTCCGGTATCACTGCAAAGTCAAAATTTGGGTAGCGTTGCAATTCAGCCACCCAATCATAATAGCGTGTCCAGTCAGTCACAGACTTGCCGATTTTCCACGCGCTGAATGCCCCATTATCCACCGCGAAAGACTGGCAGACATCGAGCACCAAACCCAACTGTTCCGGATATCGAAAACTTACAAAGGCATGTCCTCCGCCAACTGCAGCTCGCGCCGCAGTGGCTGGGGTTATGGGTAGACCGTGATAATGGATCAACGCTGTATACCTCTCCATTTGTAGATTATCGAATGCCCTGAAAACAAAGGGATTAAGACGCGCCCTGGTAGTGGTGGCTTACTCATGCGCGCAGCACACCACCGCATTAAACCCGAGGGCGAAAAGTTCGGCAAAACGATTTGCCGTGTTACCTTCTGGATCGTGTGTTATGGCGAGAAGAATATCGGATTTTGTCACGACTGCGCCTTTGTCTGCCGCCTGTTTCAGCATGAAATCAATTACCTGATCGACAACGAAGCCGATCAGTTCTTTTTCTTGATTCATATTTATCTACTCCTCTTTTACTAGGGTAGGATAACCGCTACCCTGGCGGGAACGGTAACGTTCCCGTGTTCGATCATCCTGATTTTAGACCCGGCCTTGACTTTGTTGTACCTAACGCTCGCGCCGCGGCACTCTTCAAGCATCACGTCCGCAGCGAGTGTCATCCACTCGCGGCCTATGACGGCCCGTACCTTTCCAGACGTGAGGCCGTTGAAAGTCCCATTCGTCGCCTCGACGACAGCGGCGGCCGGAACGTAGGATGCGCTGCTACCGACGATTTCGTCTACAAAGATGGTATTTTTGTTGATGAACAACCTTTTTCCCTCTCGGGTTACCACATACCTGCTTCCATTAAGTATGCCCTTACTTCCGGAAAGGTCGGCCTTGCTCACGAAGGCTTCGAACTTCGGCCCTGAAAGGGCTTCCGCTTTGTCTTTAAGGTATTGGGCTTTAATGTATCTTTCGAACATTTCTCTACTCCTTTTTGGTTTGTTAATTCGCCGACGAATACGCTTCCGCGTCTTCTTCGGCCAACTCCACCGCCAATGCTGGCGGCAGAGTTAGGCTGGACGCCATATACCAGGTGTCCCGCCACTCACCGGTGACGGTGCTTTCAAGGGTAGCGCAGATATTGCCCTCGCAATCATAGCGAGCGGCGATTATTTCCCACCTTTCTTCCCTTTCTTCCATGATTTTCTCCTTTACGTGATCACATCCCAGAGTACGCCAACCACTCGTCCCCTAAGTAGTTGCCGATTCTCGCCCAGGCGGAGTCTTCGCGGTTGTCCACCAAGTCTGCCAATACGTCGGATATCGTCTTGGTGTCGCGGATCGTGTCCTTGCGCTCGGCATATCCGCCGGTGTTGCCAACCCATTTTACATAAGGGGTTACCACGACAATCTTGTCCGCGTAGATACGGGCGACATATTCGCAGTTGTCGTAGATACCAACAACTGCGTCTTTGGTGATCTTTTTAGGTTTTGCCATGATTCTCTACTCCTCAGTTGGTTGATTGGCCGGTTTGCGTGCGCACCCCGTGACTTGAATCATACACAATAATCAAGATAACGCAATACTTTTTTGATAAATTCTTACATGCGCCGCTTGCGAAAGTTCGGGAACCGGCGTATAAGGATAACTACTAGAGTGCGGTTTTGTTTCCGTCGCCTAGAAGCCTGCCAGCAATGCGTGGGCTTTTTTATTGGCGTGGCGATAAGTGAATAATTTGGAACGAGTTTTCATTATCATCGCGTTGGTGATTATAATTGCCAGCGCCTGCATGCATCGAGTGGCGCATGCGCCCGAATCGTTTCTGGTGCTAATCGGCGGATGACATGACGTATATTGCAACACGCGCCCTGCTGGTATAGACAAAATGGCACGCAAAGTAATAGATTGGGAAGCTGTAGAGATTCAGTACCAGGCCGGAGTCCGTTCGCTCAAGGACATCGGTGTGGAGTTCGGCGTCTCTGATGCAGGAATCATTAAGCGCGCCAAGAATGAAGGATGGACGCGCGGTCTTGCTGAAAATAAAAAAGGAAAGTTTGTTCTTGGCAAGACGGTGGATGAATACGATCGTAGTGGGTACGTATATGTGATATACCTGGACGCACCAGATCGGTATTACAAGATTGGTATGGCCTCACGTTTCGATAGTAGGTTTTCACAGCATCAATGCGCGTCACCGTTTGATCTGTGCGTGGCCATAGCTTACTTCGTTGGCAACATGCGCGCAGAGGAATCCTTCCTACATAATTTGTTCTCGGAGAAAAGAGTGCGTGGTGAATGGTTCCGCTTATCTGCCGATGACTTGAAGTATGTTGCGGCACGAGCTCTGTTGGTATAGGCAACAAAATGGCACGTAAAGCAATTGATTGGGAGGCGGTAGAGATACAGTATCGAGCTGGTGTCCGATCTCTCCATGACATCGGCGCTGAGTTCGGCGTCTCCGGGGCTGGCATCTTGAAGCGCGCAAGGAAGGACGGCTGGGCGCGAGACTTAAGCGCGAAGATCAAAGCCAAGGCTGATGCGAAAGTTAGTGCATCCTTAGTTAACGATGCCGCCGAAGTTAACGGCGAAGTTAACGGCGAAGTTAACGCACAAACCAAACTTGCCGAAGCGACGGTAATTGAGGTGGAAGCCGAGGTGCAGGCCCGTATACGACTTGCGCACCGAAAGGACATTTCACGCAATCGCAGTCTTGCAATGCGGATGCTTGGCGAGTTGGAGGAAGTAACAGGCAATCGTGAGTTGTATGCCCAGCTTGGGGAGTTGCTACAAGCCCCCGACGACAAGGGCAACGACAAGCGCTATGAGATATATCGCAAGGTAATCGACATGCCATCGCGCATAGATAGCGTGCGCAAACTTGCCGACACGTTGCGGGTGCTGGTATCGCTGGAGCGCGAGGCATACGGCATCCAGACCGAGGCCAGCGACGACATTGGCGTAGGTTCGGCGATTAAAGCCATCCAGGAGGCAAATGCTCGCATTGCGGCGCGTGACTAGCCTGGCTGACGCCATTGAGCAGTATTACTACCGCCCAGATTTGTTTGTCATCCAGGTAATCGGGGCGACGCCTGAGCCGTGGCAGGTTGAAGCCATGATGGCGCTGGTAACGGAGGACAAGATCGCCATCCGTTCGGGCCACGGTGTTGGTAAGTCTGCCTTTCTGAGCTGGATCGTCTTCTGGTGGCTGATGACACGTTACCCGGCTAAAGTCGCAACCACCGCGCCTACCGCGCACCAATTGCAGGATGTGCTATGGGGCGAGTTGGCTAAATGGCAGCGCAACATCGTGATCGACTACTTCCGGCGCCTAGCTGTGGTCAAGAGCGACAGGGTTGAGATAATCGGGGCGGAGAATGAATCGTTCGCCGTTGCCCGCACCGCCAGGAAGGAAAATCCGGAGGCGTTTCAGGGTTTCCACGCAACTCACATGCTTTTCCTGGTGGACGAGGCCAGCGGCGTTGATGACATAATCTTCGAGGTTGGCGAGGGCGCAATGTCAACCGCCGGGGCAAAGACGCTCATGGTTGGCAACCCGACGCGCACAAGCGGGTATTTCTACGACGCATTCCACAAGATGCGGTCGCATTGGTGGACGAAGAGGGTCGGGTGCGAAGAGTCCGGTCGCGTCACCAAGGATTTCGTTGAATCCATGGCCGAGCGCTATGGGCGTGATTCAAACGTCTTCCGCGTACGGGTGCTGGGCGATTTCCCAAAGAGCGAGGACGACACGGTTATCCCGCTGGAGCTGGCAGAAATGGCGCTGGAGCGCGACATCGAGACGATTGGCTCCAGCGTGATCTGGGGCCTGGACGTGGCGCGTTTTGGTAGTGATCGCACCGCCCTGGCAAAGCGTAAGGGAAATACCCAGATCGAAAAGGTCAAGGCATGGCAGGGGCTGGACTTGATGCAAACAGCGGGGCGCGTTGTGGCCGAGTACGAGGAGACGCCAGACCGCGACAAACCGGAGGCCATCGCCGTGGACATAATCGGACTTGGTGCTGGCGTCTATGATCGTCTCGCAGAAATGGGCCTGCCGGTGGTCGGGATCAACGTTGGCGAGCAGCCGGCAATACAAGAGCGATACATGCGACTCCGCGACGAGTTGTGGTTCAAGAGCCGCGAATGGCTGGCCGAGCGCAACTGCAAGTTGTGTGACGATGCGTTGGTGGCCGAATTGACGCTACCGAAATACAAATACCAGAGCAACGGAAAAATCCAGGTGGAGAGCAAAGACGAAATGAAAAAACGCGGCGTCACCTCTCCAGACCTGGCCGATGCATGGAACATGACGCTGGCCGTAGGCGGCGGCGTCTCATCGAAACCCCGCCAGCGCATCAAGCGCGAGGGCGGATCATGGAGAACCAAGTAATGCCAGTCGAATTCAACCCACAGGGTGCGTACTTGGCATTCGCCAAGGGCGACATTGGTGTACACCTGCGCTGGGTCAATGGTGAGCCGGCAATCGTGCTGTTTCCATTGTTCCGGCGCACCGGGGCTGGCGCTTTCGTGGTGTGCCTGTCTGCCGCACACCAGTACACCGATGATGATTACCTGATTTCCCAGGCGCATAAGGCCGCTGACGTGATGGGCATGGGACGCGACAAGTTTGTGATACATCGTATCGCTGACGCAATCAATGAAGCGCTGGTGGATTTGTGCGCGATGCCGCCTGAGCCAGCGCGCGAGAAGAAGCCAGACATTGGCGTCAGCATCAACGGCAACACCGTCAGCCTGGAATGCGCTGAATGATTACATCGAAATTCACTGACGCGACTGTCAAGCATAGCCTGGATGGCTGGACAGCGGGCAGCGAAGAGCTTGAGCCGGTCGAATCGACGAATCCGCTTAAGACTCCTGAAATGCAGAAGCGGTTGCACAAGCTGCAAGAGTGGTTCATGCAGTCGCACGAGGCGCAATCCAGCGTGCGCATCGAGCAGGATATCGACTACAGCTACTACGACCACGAGCAGTGGTCTGACGAGGATCGCAAGCAACTTGAGGATCGTGAACAGCCCGCGCTGGTGTACAACAAAATCAAGCCGACAATGGACTGGATCGTCGGCACCGAGCGCCGAACGCGCGTTGATAGCGTGGTTCTCCCGCGCAAAAAGGACGGCGTGGATGCTGCGGTTGCGAAGACGCAACTGATGAAGTACGTAAGCGACACCAGCAAGGCGCCGTTCGCTCGATCCGAGGCATTCAAGGACGCGGCCATCGTGGGTGTTGGCTGGATCGAGACTGGTATCCGTGGGGATGAGACTGACAACCCGATATTCGTTAGGGCCGAGAGTTGGCGCAATGTCTGGTATGACCCGTTTTCGCGCGAGCGTGATTTGTCTGATTCGCGCTATATATTCCGCAGCAAGTGGGTTGATCTGGATATTGCGCAGGCCATGTTTCCTGATCGGTCGGACGAGCTGAAATCCGCCGCCAAGTCGGTGCAAATGACTGTGCGAAATGAGGACGAATACTACCTAGGGTTGCATTTTCAGCGCGTGGACAACAATGGCCGCGTGATCGGCAACCTGTCTTATGGTTCAGAGTTTCCCACTTACCTGCCAAGCACACGCGAGCGTCTTAAACTGGTTGAGTGCTGGTATCGTGAGCCGAAGACGGTACAAAAACTCAAGGGCGGTGATCTACATGGGGCTATCTTCGATCCATCCAATCTACTGCACATCCAGGCTGTTCAGGAAGATTTCAGCAGCATATACGATGCCGTGGTAATGCAGGTGCGCGTGGCGATATTTTGCGACGACATTCTATTGCAGGATCAGGAATCGCCGTACCGGCATAATAGATTCCCATTCACCCCTGTATGGGGATTCCGCCGCAATCGAGATAATGCGCCATACGGCGTTGTTCGAGGGTGTCGAGACGCCCAGGACGACCTGAATAAGCGGTACAGCAAGGCGCAATACATCCTGTCCAGCGCGAAAGTGATCGCCGACGAGGATGCGGTTGTCGATTGGGACGAGGCAATGAACGAGGTGGCGCGGCCAGACGGAATTATCCGCGTTCGACCTGGAAAGCGCTTCGATATCAACGTGGATCGCAATCTGGCGCAAGAGCATATCGCGCTGATGCAGCAGGACGGCCTGCACATTCAGGAGATTTCTGGGGTAACCAGCGAAAATCTCGGGCGAGATACCAATGCGCAGAGTGGTAAGGCGATACTTGCCAAGCAGAACCAGGGCAGCGTGGTGACTGCCGAGTTGTTCGACAACCTGCGCTTCGCAGTGCAGCACCAGGGCGAGATTCAGTTGAGCCTGATCGAGCAGTTCTATGACCAGCAAATGGACTTGCGCATCCTGGGGGAAGGAAACAAGCCAGACTGGACATCTATCAACATGCCGCGCTTCGATCCTTCGAGCGGTTCATTCGTATTCGAGAACGACATCACTGCGAGCCAGGATGATTTCGTCGTGTCCGAGCAGGACTTCCGCGAATCCATGCGACAGGCGATGTTCGAGCAGATGACTGACATGGTTAGGTCGTTGCCTCCGGATATATCGCTGCAACTGCTAGACTTGGTATTTGACATGGCCGACGTGCCTGGCAAGGACGAGATCGTCAGCCGAATCCGCAAGATCAATGGGTATGGCGACGACAACAAACTGACGCCAGAACAGGAACAAGCCAAGAGCAATGAGGCGCAAATGCAGCAAGAACAGGTGCGATTGCAGCTTGAGAAACTTGCTGCAGAGGTCGAGAAATTGCGCGCCGACGCAACAGATAAGCGCGTCAATGCCGCATACGCTGCGATGCAGGCTGGAATGCAGGTGACGGCTGCGCCCCATGTGGCGCCTGCGGCGGATGAGATACTCCATAACGCCAAATACGGAGATTATGGAGAGACCGTTCCGTTGCGCCAGCCGTCTCCGATGAGTCAGCAGCAGCAACAACCAATGCCGGAGCAAGCCGTTCCGCACGACCCGAATGTCGGGCAGAACGCCGGAATCGAAACGCCAACTGGATCAGACAACCTACAAGGAGCATGAAATGTCGTACACAGAAGATGAACTGGCAGCACTAAGCGACGAGGAACGCGCCGCGCTAGAGGAAGATACAGATGTTGCGCCAGAGAATGAAGGCGGCGAAGAAACCGATAGCGATGAGTCTAACGCGACTGGAGCCGATAGCGAAGAGGAAGAAGCGCAGGACAGCGATGCCGAAGACAACGAAGCCAAAGACGCCGCAGAAACCGCTACCGAACCCGAACAGAAGACTGATGCAGGATTCGTTTACGAACCCGCGACCAGCGCGGCGGTGGATTTCTCCAAGCAACTAGAAGAACTCTCTGACAAGTTCGAGAAAGGCGAGATCAGCACCAAGGAATTCGCCGTTGAGATGAACAAGATCAGCGTTGCACAGGCCAAGGCAGAGTCGGCGGCTGAGACAGCGAACGAAATTCGCGCGCAGCGGTGGGACTGGTCGCAAAAGGAGTTCTTCAAGGCGATGCCGGAGTTCGGTACGAATGCGGACGGCTCACCAAAAGACCCGATCATGTTCGCCGCGCTCGATGCGCAACTCAAGATGCTATACGCAGACCCAGAAAAGCGCGGATATTCCGAACTCGAATACCTGCGCGAGGCCGGGAAGTTGGTGCGTACGCGCTTCAATATTGCCAATCCGTCTGACAATGTGACGCCAATTAAAGACGGCAAGCGCGGAAACGCCTTGCAGAAGGCAAAACTTCCAAAGACGCTTGCAGATACGCCAACTGCCGCCGAGAACGATAGCGACGAATTTGCATCGCTCGACAAGATGAGCGGCCTGGAGCTGGAAGCGGCGCTTGCGCAACTGTCTCCGGCGAAGCAGAAGAAATATCTGATGATGGGCTAATTGCGTGGCCCTGTTTGTTGACATGAAAGTCGGGCAGGCCATAGACGTAGGGCAGGCGCGCGTCGTGATAGACGGCATGAAGGGCAGGGAAGTGGTGCGCGTCAAGATTGATGCGCCCCCTTCTGTGAGTATCAGCAAAACGTACCTCGAAACAAGACCTACGCTGGCGATGCCGCCAGGCAGGTAACCAAGTTCAGGCCCATAAGGGCCTTTTTTATCGGCTGCAAGAGCGGCTGTATTCGCGCAAGAGTGCTTTCCATGAAGGAAGCACGATATGTCTAAGACAGTCGTAGGGTTGAACGACCCAAAGGCGGTACGCCGCTATTCGTCCATGCTGGCCGTTGATATCGGACGTACCAGTTATTTCAACAAGAAGTTCATCGGTATCGGCCCTGATGCCATGACGCCTATCCAGGCATTGACAGACTTGCAGTCTGACGCGGGCGACAAGGTGAATTTCGACCTGTCGATGCAACTTAAGATGCAACCGATTGAAGGTGATCAGATTCTCACCAACAATGAGGAAGCACTCAAGTTCTACACCGATACGCTATACATCGACCAGATGCGCGGCGGCGTGAACACCGGTGGCCGCATGACCCGTAAGCGTACGCTTCACGACCTGCGCGCGGTTGCCAAAAAGCGTCAGTCCGAGTGGTGGAGCCGCCTGTTCGATGAGCTGTTCTTCATGTACTTGTCCGGCGCCCGTGGCGTGAACAATGAGTTTGTGTTCCCGACAACCTACCCTGGATTCGCCAATAACCCGCTGCAAGCACCTGATTCGCAGCATATCCTGTATGGCGGCGCTGCCGTCAGCAAGGCCAGCATGGTCAGCACTGACAAGATGAGCCTGTCGCTGATTGACAAGTGCGTAGCGCGGGCTTCCATGATGGGCGGCGGCACGCAGGAAGTACCGCAGATTCAGCCTGTGATGATCGACGGCGAGGATCACTATGTCATGGTGATGAATCCGTGGCAAGAGTATGACCTGCGCGTCAACACCAGCGCCGGTCAATGGCTGGACATCCAGAAGGCGTTGACATTGAGCGAAGGGAAGAACAATCCCATCTTCAAGGGCGGCCTGGGCATGTACAACAACGTGATCCTGCACAGCCACAAGGCGGGTATCCGTTTCAGCGACTATGGCGCAAGTGCCAACGTTTCTGCCGCGCGTGCACTGTTCATGGGTTCCCAAGCAGGCGTGATTGCTTTCGGTTCACCCGGAACAAACCTGCGCTTCGACTGGTACGAAGAAACCCGCGATCAGGGCAACGAGATCGTGATTTCGACAAGCTCTATCTTCGGCGTCAAGAAGACGCAGTTCAATGGCAAGGACTTCGGCATTATCTCTGTCGATACCGCCGCAACTGATCCTACCGCGTAACACACGGCCCCCTGAATTGGGGGCCATTCCTTGAGGAACAAGCATTATGACTACTCTGTATAGCGCTTCCGCGCAAAACTTCCGACCCATGCCGACTAGCGCAGACGGCGCCGAGGTTCTGGCTGTCCGTGCTACGTACTCGCTGGCCGCTGCCCTGGCGGCAGGCGACATCGTGCAGATGATGCCGCTGCCTGCCGGTTTCGTGCCGGTGGATTTCATTCTCGATTCTGACGATCTTGACACGAACGGCACTCCTACGATTGCTTTCGATGTGGGTTTGATTGACACGAATGGCAACGTCGGCCAGGAAGTGTTTGCTGCTACCCCTGTCGCCCAAGCTGGCGGCGTTGTTCGCCCGACCGCAAAGACGGCGTTCCGCGTGGCACCATCCGATAGTGACCGAATGATTGCCATCAAGGTTGCAACTGGCCCCGCAACCGGCACGACATCGGGAATCATCGGACTGACAATGAAGTACCGCACTTCTGTCTACGGCGCATAACCATCCGTTAAACAATAACCCCGCTTCGGCGGGGTTTTTTCTGTTTCAGGAGGAAACATGCCGCTGATTAAAAGCAAACTGCGAAACCGGCCTGGTGGTTTTACCGTCACGATTGGCGATGCAATATATGAATTCAATGACAACGACCGAGGCGAGCAGGTTTGCCTGGTAGATAACGACAACCATGTTTTCCGTCTCATTTCTATCGAAGAAGCCTATGAGATTGTTTCCGATGGCAAGCCAAAGCGGGGCAGGAAGCCCGCCATCGAAGATCAGATTCAAGAAGAAAACACGCAACCGGCTGAATAATCAATGACTCTATACGATCTTCGCCAGTTGTTCCGTCTTCGCGCCGATGACACCAGGAAGAAATACCTGTGGGGTGACGATGAGGTGAACGGCTACATCAACCTCGCCTATTTTGAAGCCGTGCGCCGCGCATATCTCATTGCTGATAACGGAACTCCGGAAGTCTGCCATATAGACGTGGTGGCCGGAGAGGCGCTTTACAAACTTCACCCATCCATTTTACGCATACGCGAAGATACGGTAACGCTGGATGACCATCACCTTGAGATGATCTCGATTCAGGATGCCCAGCATATATATGGCGATTACTGGAACTCAACGCAACTATTCCCTGAGTTCTTTTCCGTCGATGCGAAATCTGGATATGTCCAGTTGATACATACTCCTGATGCCAATGGGAGCATGAGTTTTGGCGTATACCGCCTGCCAATGGAAGAGTTGGCTGACGATGGAGATGAGCCGGAGATAGATGTACGTTATCACGCAAAACTGATTCATCACGTCCTTGAGCTGGCATATCTCAAACAGGACGTTGACACCTACGACCCGAACAAGAGCCGTGCGCAGGCCGCGCTATTCATTCAAGAGTTTGGGCAACCGATCAACGCGCACCAGGAGCGCGCAAACCGTACACGGACACGGCGCGGCAATCGTGCCGTCTGGTTTTGAGAATTTGAATAATGCCAATATTTTCTGTCACAGATAAAGCATCTGGAAAAGAGGAATATCGCTTTGAGGCTCAAGCCCTCACTGAGTTGGACTTGTTTCCGTTCTCGTCGTTTGATTACGCCGAAGTTATCGACGCACCGGTAGCGCAAACGCCACAGCCCGTATACGGCGGGAGACGCACATTATCGAAACTGGAGTTCAGACGGCTATTCCCAGACACGGAGCGGCCTTATGTTGATGAATTCAATGCTACGTTTGAGTCGAGCACACTACTGACGGCGGATCAGAAGCGCGATATAAGATCAGGACTGGAGGACTTCAAAGCGGCATCTTCAATTAACCTGGATGATGCATCCATTTCTCAGATTCTGTCGTTATATGTTGCTCTTGGCCTCATAACCAAGACAGAAATGGAGACGATACTAAATGGCTAACAAGTATCTCGACCATTATCTGTACGCCATAAACTCGACATTTACTGGCTCTGTTTCTAGCTATACCTTAACCGTGTCTGCTGTGACATCAGGCATTATCGGTGTTGGTTCGGCTGTAACTGGTGTCGGTGTGCCTGCTGGTACTTTTATCACAGCACTTGGTACTGGTCTGGGAGGAACTGGAACCTATACGCTCAATAACTCGTTTACCCTATCGAGCACGACACTAACAAGCACGAATGGCAATCCGAGTATAGCAATGCCTGCTTGGGGTGTTGCTCAAGATGGTGACGGCCTTGCTCCAGGGCAAGCA